TGTCCACTGTGATTGATGATCCATCGGCTAAGTTTGATGGATCTAATACTAAACTCACTGCTCCACTGGTTGCTCCACCAGAGAGACCAGAGTTTGAAGCTGTATTAACTGCGGTTATATCTCCAAGAGATACTATGTCACTGATCAGAGCTTTTTTAGTGCTGTCGTCAGTAACATCATGCAAAACTATATAATCAGATGATGACGCAGTAACTACTGCTAGATTATTTGCATCAACTAACAGAGTACTTGTGAAAGCTCCAGATGAAGCTGTTGATCCACCAGTTAGTCCAGAATTGGATGCTGTTGTGATCGTGACAGCTGTGATGTCTGCACCGCCCAATAGTAATGTCCATGCTGAAGAGTCAGCATCCCATCTATAATATAATTCTGTATCTTGTGCAAAAGCGATCTGTCCATCCACTGCGGATGAAATGCCAGATGTTATTGCTGAAAGGTTAGCAAAAGAATAAACTGCTGAGTTAACAAGTTCTTGAAAAACTGTTGCATCAACTAGATCACCAGTTGCCCAATCTCCTTTATATGCCATTATTTTCTCCTAATTTATTACCAAGCTAAGTTGGTATCTTCATTTAATCTTGATGATCCAAGAACCCAAGCACCAGACTCAGCTCCAGCAGATGTTCTGATCTGCCATTGCCAAGATCCATTTCTAGCATCAACTGAATGGTTTATCTGATCTATATGAACACCAAACTCCATAATCGTTGAGACTGTTGTCGGTACTTTGATCGTGATCTTGTCACCTAATTCTCTATTTAAAACTTGAGCCCATAGATCAGTATCTGATAAAGGATTTACTACTAATCCCTCTATTCTCGGACTTGTATTTGAAAACTGTGCTAATCGTTGCTTTGCGATCGCAAGAGTATTTGCATCTGAAACATTTAGCGTATCCGTTAAAGAATCTTCTCTTGCACCATAAAGGGAGATCGAGTCAGTATCAGATACTCCTTGAGTTGTACCACCAGCTCTTTTCACATTTATAATATTCAAGATCTTTGAGTCATCTTGAGTTGTGATCACATCAGAAAAGGGGAGTTCTCCAGATCCATTTCCAAATGTAGCTTGTGATGAATATTGAGAAGTCCTTTTATAGTTTCGATCTCTAAAGACTGCATATCCATTAGCACCCATATAAAACTGTCCTTGCTCTGCTTCTTCAACTTCTTTAAAAGCAGATAGGACATTATCTGTCTGTTCTTGACCAGCTTTGACTTGGAGATCTCCAGTAGAGATAGTTCTCTCTGAACTATTCCATCCGAAAGCATCTAAGATCCTTGTTACTCTTGCAGATGACAATTCTTGAACATCTACATAAGCCAGTCTTGTTGTTTCACCTAAGTTAGATCTAGAAGCATCTCCTAGAGCCCATCCTCTTGATCCCAGTGTATTTTGGTTGAATATCTTAAAAGCATCAACACATTTGATCCTCACTGAAGAGTCAACACCTTGTCCGCCAAATGATTCTGGATAAGCTTGTATAAATCCTCTATAAAGCGAATAAGTACTTGATGAGTGAGTTGCTCTGATCCTTACCTGTCTAAAGGGAGTGATCTTAGTTTTGTTAGTAGTCGAATTCCAATATGGTGAACTGGAATTCAAAGGATTAAAGCGATCATCTAAATTATCAAGTGTGACTGATGCAGTCCCTGTTTGATAATCAGCTAGATCGTGCTGTCTTCCTCTATTTGTATTAAACCCTCTGACATAAGCTGACACATCTGTCCAAGATTGACTTGAATCAAACGGATCAGAATCAAATGCGATCTCAACTGTTAGAGTGACATCTGAATTGAACGCTACGCTCATATCAGTATCTTCTTGCCTTGTTTTTGCAATCTGATCATGGCATCTTGAGTAACTGACTCAAATCTTTCACCATCAATGTTTAATGTTGTATAAATCTTCACTGGTTGAAGATCACCTTTTCCAGAGCCACCACCAGCACCAGTTCCAGCGTTTGAATCTCCACCTGTTTCAGAATCTGCAAAAGTTGGGGGCGGAATAACATCTGGATTTCCACCGCCAGAAGAATCTGGAGCAGTAAATGAATCAGCAGTTAAACCAGATAAAGCAAAAGCTTCTTTAATTTCGCTTAATTTCTTTCCAGTGATCTCAGATATTCTTTCAAGTGTCTTTATAAAAGTATCACCCTCAAAAGATCCAAAAGCATCTTTCAGTGATTTCATTGCAAGAGCTTCTTCTAAGATCGACTCAGCTGAGACTTTAGTTGCTTCAGCTAGATCCTTTTTAGCTTGGATCTGATCCTCACGAGCTTTCTTCTGATCCTCAATAGCTTTAGCAAGATCCTCTTCAGCTCTTTCAACATCCCTCAATTTATCGTGATAGATGTCTGAAACTTCTGTTGATTGAGAGATCGCTTCCGCTAATTCTCTCTTAGCAAGTATAAGTTCAAGCTCTTTCTCTCTAGATCCATCTTGTGCTTCTTCTAATTCAACAAGAGCTTCTCTTAGTTTTATGATCTGGAGTTCTTCCTCTTCAGATACATGAGTTCCGATCTTTTGAGATCTTGTTGCCATGTCTTGAGCTTTAGCAAGATTTATTTGAGCTTGAGCAACAGCAATGTTTGATTCTTCAAGTTCACCAGTTGCTTCGTTTAATCTTTCTTCTTCAGCTTTTCCTCTTTCTTGAATTCGAGTTAAAGACTTAATTGAACTTAAAGCTTTCTTAATTGATCCAGTGTATTTATCAAATTCGACTGCACTTAATTTAGTCTCGACTTGTTCATCCTCTAAAGCATCAACACTTTCTTCAACTACATCTGTGAAATCCTCTTGAGCTGGTATTACTTTTCCAGAAATAATATCTTCCATCAATGCAAAAGAAGTAGTCATGTTCTTAGCTTGTTCTTCTTGCTTCTTTTGTTCATCATTAGAATCTCTGATCCCATTGGCGTAGTCATTAAGCTTGTCTAATAAGCCATCAGTTTCATCACCAAGAAATCCAAATACTTTTCCTAAGATCTCTGAGTTCTTTATAAAATCTATAAATCTGCCGATCAGATCAGCAACGATCACTCCTATATCTTTGAAAGCTTGAAATCCTTTTTTTAAATTCTCCATGATCTCAGCTCCGAATTGCTCATGAAATTCTTTGATCTTAGCGATCAGATCTTTAAAAGCTTCTACCATTCTTGGCAAAACTCTTTCTGCCATATCTGAAATCACTGGGAGAGCTTCATTAACAATAGGCATCAAAGCTCCACCCATTGCGGTTGCTGTTTCCCTTAATTCAGCTTTTAATCTTCTCTGCGTGTTAGCAAAACCATCAGAGGTATTGTCTAAGTCACCAAGAGCATCCTTTGATCTTTCTTGAATAATATTTAAAGTCGCATGGGCTCGATCTAAAGCAGTCAGCTCTCCAACAGCTGACTTATTAGTCATAGTCAAAGCTTTCTGATCTAACTCAACTTGATTAATAACAATACCAAGTTGTTTTAATCCCTCACGCTCCCCAGTTAAAGATTTAGTTATTCTGTTTAAAACATCTGATGGATCTATATTCCTTAATGATCCAATGTCTCCAGAAAGAACTGCGATCTGTTCAGCGAATTCGGAAGATGCTTCAGCTGAAGCTCCCATTCCGTTTACTACGCCACCAGTGAATGCTAAGAGTTCTTGCAACTCTGCATTGGTGAATCCAGCTTTCTTACTGAATCCCTCAACGAACTGATTTAGATCATCAGTTGCTTCTTTAAATGTTACTGAGAATGCGTTTGCTGATTCTTCTGCGTCAGATCCTAATTCGACCATCTTCGCACTAGCAACTCCTAGAGCTCCTGCCATTGCTCCACCCATAAGCCCAACAGTCTTTAATCCTCTGCCTAAAGTGTTAAGACCTTTCTGTGCTACATTTCCAGAGCTTCCTAATCTTTGAAATTGTCGTACTGCTCTTTTCTGTCCAGCTTCTAGCTGATCAGTATTTAAAGCAATATCTACTTGGATCTGTGAGTTTCCTCTTCTAGCCATTCCTATTCCTTATATATTCTGCGAGTTGATCTAGATATTCATTGATCTCTCCAATAGAGAGTCTTTCTAGTTCCCAAGCTTGTATTCCGTAGAAGTGACTCAATGCTGGAATGTGTTTCCTATATTGAGCCCTTAAGCTTTTGGGGGCGGATCATCCAACTCATTTGCTGTTGTGATCGAGTCAATGTTGAGACCACCTAAGATCTCTTCATATTTAATATTCTTGTCTTCTCTTTTTGCAAAGATAAAGACGATCGATGCAAGTGCTTCAAAGTCCATCATTGATGTCTGAGCGATTGCATCCATAGAGTTGAGACCAGTTATCTTCTTGATCTCTCTCCATTCAATTCCAGTTATGTCTGCATAATCAAGGAGATATTGTTTTTCTCCTATGACAATCACTGGAAGATTATCTTGTTTTTCTTCTGCCATTTACTGTCCTCACGATTTTCCCATAAACTTTCTGCTTGATCCTTTTGATCCAGCTTTGCCATACAGTTGCATGACGAGTTTATTTAGTCTTTTAACATAGTCTTTTTGCATCTCTGGAAGTTCTTCTCGAACTTTAGGCATGATAAAATAACCATCCTTGTTCTTTGTTTTCCAGAGTGTTCTTGATTTGTTTATTGCTCGAGAGAGGATATTTCCATAAGGATTGTATCCACCGAACTCAACTAATCTTGTGTATTGTTGTTTCGATCTATAACCAACTCGAAACGATGCTCCCATCTTCGTCTTAGTTGCCCTAACAGATGAAGCTAATGCTCCAGTCTTTTTTGGCAATTTTCCTTTGACTCCTTGAGCAACATCAGTTGCGAATCGATAATTAAATTGTTTATATATTTTAACTGCGTCAGATCCCAGCAATTCGATCAATCTGATCTGATTGCCAATGTCAACTCCAGATACTTCGATCTTTGTGTCAAAACCTTTGATCTGACGCTTTAAGCTTCTCTTAGAAGCCATTAGTTATTAAATACTTCCTCTAGTGACTGCACCTGTGACGATAAGACTAAAGCTAAAAGCTACCTTATCTCCAACAGCTGAGTCGACTGTGTAGTTTGTTACTAATGCGTTTCCTGTGTATTTCGGTGCTGAACCAGTGTTATCTGGACGATAATCAAAAGCTACAACAGATCCATCAAATAGACCTGCCATTACTCCATCGCCAGTTGCATCCCAACTTCCAGATCCAGAAATTGTTAGTCCCTCTATTCCAGCTAAATAGTTAGCATTGCCACTACTTCCGAAGTTAGTTACTTCGAGAGTGTTGACATCTCTAGAGAGAGATAGTGAATCTGTGTATGCTGATATGTCTGTTCCATCTACTGAGAAATACGAGTTCTTTCCAGATTTGAAAGCCATTTTATTCTTCTCCTAAATTAATCGATTACTTCATGTTATGGGAATAACTAACTCCGAATGTCGCTGTTCCACTTGTTTTTGTGATGACTAATCGAACATATCGATTAACAGTGTTAGTGGTGGATATTCGTTGAGATGTTTTCCCAGTTACTGCTGTGAAGCTAAAGCCAGACACATCTGCGAAAGATGTATTGTCTGTTGAACTTTGGATCTTCACGGCATAATTGCTTGAACTAACAGCTGTGACATGAATGTGAGCTTGACCGCCTAATGTCGATGCTACTCCCATATCTACGCCAGTTGTGTTAGCTGTTGCACTTGTAGAGGTTAAAGCATAAATGCTTTTTCCACTTCCAAAATTGTCACCATTGAATGAAGCTGATACACCTACTGGATCAGCAACACTTGAATCAATCGTGTAGTTTTGAATCTTTGAATTTAATAATAAAACTTTGTTTCCAGCTGTATCTCCACCCTCATAAATTGAAAGGGGAGTATTAGATGTTGATCCAATAACATTAGCGAACTCTTCATCCACTGCGTCAGTTGATCCGTCCCAGAATCCGCCAAGATTGACTGTTGCTGTCTCTATACCAGAAATATAGGTTGCATCGTCCGATCCGAATGTTGTTGTTTCACTTGCATTCTGTTCTCTACTGAAACTAAAGCTGTTGAAATAGGTTGTTAGATCAAAAGCTCCAAAGAGCACTTTTGAATCTTTACCGCTAATGAAAGCCATTTTATTCCTCTTCTTCTAGTTTTTTTGGTGAGTCTGGTGATACTAGATCCTGCAATACCATCCATCTTGGGACTGATATTCCTTTGATCTCATCTCCAGCTTTGAAATCTTGATCTTTTATATTTAGATCAACATTTGCAAAATATTGTATATTTTTTTTATTTGCCATTTAATTTTTACTCCGATAAGGTTGCTTGAGCGTCTATGTCTATTTCAATAGAACATATTCGTCCATCGTCTGATACTCCGTTTTCAACTTGCATGTTTGATACATTTGCCACGATCACAGTCCCATTGATCGTAGAGTCATCAGCAAGTTGATCTATAATTTCATTAGCTAGTGCTAGTGCTCGTGTTTCTGTGGTAGAAGCTACTGAGTCACCAGCTCCAGCTCTTAATACATAAATGAAGATCTTTAGATCTAGATCCTCTTCATAAACTGTTCCGAATGCTTCAAAATCTATTGAGCTTGAAGCATCTCCAAAGAAGATCATCTCTTTCTTTGGTGCTTGATCCATTGGGGGATATTTGAAGATAGATATTCCACTTAACGCACCTCTTGAATCTAATTGTGTTTTAAATGCGTTCCTAACTGCGACAACTTGAGAATTAATCGCCATTAGATACCAAAAACCTTTTCAGAGTTTTCTTCGATCCATTGATTAACTTCTGGAATTCTAGTTGGATTTTTAAATCCACCGCCTTGAGTTACCAATGATATATTTCCTAATTCGTCATTAAAGCTTGTTGCACGATCTGGAATGTTTGTTGAGATCAATCGATCTAATAAGAGTTTTAATCCTACACGATCAACACCATTTCTAAGATAATCCCATCCGTGTTCATATTCGATCACAACTGGCATTGGATAATCGCTTGATGCTACTGGGAACACTGAATCTGTTCTATATATAAAACCAGCATTGTTATCGATCTCAAAGTTTGATGTCGCTATTGTTTCATCTTTTACTTTGACTGAAATTAATTTAGTAACATGAAAGTTTGGAAGTGAGATCGTATGATCTTTCTCTCCAGCAACTTTTACTTGATTATATTTTGGACTCCAAGATACTCCAGTCCATTGCTCAAGTAGATCTGTGATCCTTGCTCTATCTCTAAAAATATCTTCATCTGGATAATCAGTTGCAGAACTAAGTTGTTCTATATCAAAAGCTCTAGCTTGAGCTTCTGTGAAGATAGGGAAGCCAAGTACTTCATGACTTGTCCTTGCTTTCTGTACAACAGTTTCCCAAGTGCCAGTCCAAACTGCATACAACTTTTTCACATCAGTTGTGTTAGCAATACCTATGTCATAGTGATAAACACCAGTTGAGTCTGTTGATGCTGATTGGTCATCAATTACTGTTGTTCCAGCTTCGTCAACAACTGTGACATTTACTCCAGCTCCTGCATTTGTCAGAGTTCCATTGACATAGACTCCAACAGCAATAGTGCCGAGAGAATCTTTATAGACATGCTCTGATCCATCTTTTATCTCATATCCGATCATTTTCGTTTTCTAGATCCTTTTTTCTTTTTTTTATTTTTGCCGTAGCCAATACCTTTAGGCATTAAGACTTTTCTTTACCAGCTTTAGCTGATGCTTTACTCTTCGGCTTAGGTGCAGACTTAACAGCTTCCGCCCATCCTTTTTCAATAAGATCGACTGCATTGTTTTTATCTGTGTCCCAGATCTCATCCTTTTGAGGAATTGGTTCTGAGTTATATAAACCGCTCATTGCTATAAGCATTTTAATTTTCATTATTGTCTCCTATATTGTCTCACTAGGATCTTCAACTCGTTTGTTTTATTTGTGAATAAAAGGGCAGAGTGAATAGTTAAAGATCCTAGTCAGACCTCTGTTGCCAGAGTTCCGACTGAATTGGTTGAAGACTAAGCTTGAACCATTCTTTTTACTGCATTTGTGTCCATTAAATCTCCATCTGCTCGATAGATAAATCTAAAAGTCACTAAATCATTTGCGAATGCATAGTCAACAGATCTATCAACTTGTATTCCAGTTACTTCTCTGATGAAGTATTTGCTCATGTCACCAAAAGCCACTGTCTTTTTCGCAGTTGCGATAGTTTCAATGTTTGGATCTGTGAATACTGGTTTTCCAAGAAGAATGTCTGGAAGTCCTAATGCAACGGATGGTTGCCAAAGATAGTTGTTATTACTATCTTTTAGCTTCCTTATATAGTCAACTGTTGCATCATTCATGATCCAACTAGCGTTAATTCTATAAGGAGCAGTCACTGAATGAAATAATGAAATTAATTCATCAACTGTGATTGCTGTTGCTCCAGCAGTAGTTTTACCAGTTGAACATGCGTTCATCAAACCATTAGGTTTGCTTGAGCCGTTTCCAACTGCGAAGTCTACTCCTGCACCTCTTCCGAGAGCACTTCCAGAAGTGTCTGCTAAATAGCTTTCAATGTCTACACCATTATCAGCAAGAAGTTCACTTGAAACTTGAGTCAAGTACGCATACTTGAAAGCTCCGAGAGTAACTGATGCAGTAGTCGGTTCGGATTCACCGATCGCTCCTGCTTCGGCAACCAGAGCCCCTACAGAGTTAGCGGTTACTTGAGGGAATTTCATATCCTCTCCAGCACCAGTTCCAATTACTGTAGCGAGTTGTCTCATGATTGCTTGTTCATCAATCTTTGCGATAATTTGGTCATAGAATCCTTGAGGGACGATTCCGCCATCGGATCCGACAGACATATCTCTTTTTTCAAAGGAATGTGATCTGACTTCTCCTTGAGCCATTGATCTGATGATGTCAGAGTCAGCTGGTTCTCCAGCTTCTTCTTTTTCTTCGATCATTTGTGGTGCTTCAGAGGTTTCAAAAACAGCTCTATTTGATTCAGCTTTTTTATTAGCTTCCTCTAGAGTAACAAGATCTTTCATTCTAGAATCAATCTCATTGATTCTGTCATTCATAGTATCCCATTGCTTTTTCTCTTCAGCGTCAAGATTTCTTTCCTCGTTGATCTCACGATCATTAAGGTCTTTCATCTTTTCCCAAACGGAATTTCTTTCCTCATTAAGTTTTTCAACTAAGGAATTTGCCATTTGTTATCTCCTGTATCTGACAAGTGAATTTGGATCGACTTGTCGCTTTTTTTATTTTTAGTGAAACTGACTCATCATCGAGTTTCAAAAACTTATTCAGATTTCAATAAATCTAATTTTCTCTTTCGAGCTTCAGCATTAAAGATCTTTTCATCTTCTTCTTGAAGAACTTCTTTAAGGTTTCCATTCTCATGAGCGTCAATAAGATCTCTTAGATCTAATCCACTCAATTCAGATAGTCCTTTGAATGATCTTTCTGCTTCAACTGAAGAGTCTTGATATGCTGGGAATGGAGTTGGACTTATTTCATAAAGTCTTGTCTCTAATACTTCCCTCAGTACTGGTTGATCTTCATCATCTGGTACTGACCATCTTTCTTCTATAACATCAAAGCCGAAACTTGAGTTTGTGACATCACCTCTCTGGATCATCTTAAATGCTGATCTGTGATGAGTTATGTCAAGATCCAAATCAACTTCATAATGAAGTCCTTGTGAATCTTCGCTTAGTTTTAGTGTTCCAGCTCTCTTTGAACCAAGTACGAGATCTGTGGAATGATTGAACAGAGCTTTTATATCATCTCTAGATGTTTGAGTTCCTCTTTCTTGAAGTGTCTTAGTGAAAGCACCTCTCTTGATCTGCTCAACAAATCCACCACCAAGCACTTGTGAAGACTTGTCAAAGACAGAAGCATATCCGCTGATAACAGCTTTTGATCCCTCTAGGGCTCTTGCTTCAAAATCATTAACAATATATCTCACATCGTGAGTTGGTGTTGGTCTAACTTGTTTTGGTTCAGAACTGAATATTTTTTCGTCTATTTTTTCCAATGTTCTTTCTCCATGATCTAACTTGTCATTGTCCTCATTTTTTTCAATATTATTATTATTGATCTGCATATAATTTCCTTTTTTAGATCTATTTAGATCGTGTTCCGATCCGAAGAAGAATACACTATATATTGTATGTTCTTTCTTGGATCGTGATCTTAAATATATTTCTTATACAAGCGATCCGACCATGTTGAATGCTGATTGATCTGTCTAACTCTCTTTGGATCGAAGATATGTCTTGATTCCAAATTTGTTAGTTGAGTAGATTCATCAAAAGCATCTATTAATTCTTCAACTGTATAGATCTCTCTAAAATCTAAATGATCTTTAGTCGGCTTCCATTCTTTATTTTTGTTTAAAGCTTGAATACCAGTTGCATACGCATTTGGATAAACAACAATTTCAAACTCTATAAGACATCTATTTCTAAAAGGAGCTTTGGCATACAAACGAATCTTCTCGTTATGTCTGTCACATCTTTTATTAAATTTGATGTACTTGTTTAGATCTCCATTTTTTATAGATCGAGATCCTTTAACTTCAACAAACTTATTTTTTAAATAAGGTGCTCCGTCTTCTGTTTGTGTCCAGTAAGTAACAAAATAATCTGGATTAAAGAATTCATCATTCCACATAAATGAAACAATGTTAGGAACTGGATTATTAAATGGATCAGCTCCCATAACTTGATATGCACCAGAACACTCTTGAAAGTCTTCCCATGACCAGTTTTCTTTAACTCGTTTTATTCCATTAGATTCAAGATCAAATTCAAAGCATTCAGCTCCGAAATCTTTCATAGATGTATTTGTCTTAAATCTTTTAGACACTTTTCCAAAATCACCAAGCATAGATCTTGTTTGCTTTTCTGTGATCTTTTTGGGACTACGAAGTCCCCATCTTTCTACGACCATTAAGGTCTCCTATCCGATTTGTCTTTTTATTCGGATTGGTCAGAGTCTTGAACAGCTTCTTGATTTAGATTCTGGATATAAGTATCTCCAATATCTGCTTCAACTGGTGCGAGATCTTCTTTCGCTCTTATCTCATTAACGGATAAGAATCCAGCGTTGCGTCCAAGATTATAAGCTTGATACCTAGCTTGAATGTTTGCTCGAAGCAATCCAGAGACATCAATTCTTGCAAATTGATTTCTTGGAAGCATCATTGTCAGAGCAGATTCAATTCTGTTGATATAAGGAAGAAGAGTTAACTCATAGAAAACTCTGTTTTGTTCCTCAATGCTAGATCCTAGCTTTGTTGTCTGAGAGAGATCTCCGATCAGATAAGCTGGAACTCTAAAGAGTCCACAGATCTCTGATTTGCTGAACTGTCTGCTTTCTAAGAACTGCATCTGTTCGTGATTAAGAGCCATAGGCTTCCAAGTCGATCCCTCAGTGAGAACACCGATATTGTGTGCCTTTTTAGATCCCTTATGTTTTCTCTCAAAGCTTTGTTTAAAAATTCTTAATTGTTCTTCAGTTGGAGTTGAATCCATTTCAATAACTCCAGAGAGAACAGCTCCGTTGTTAAAGAATGTTCCTGCAAACTCTTCTTGAGCTAGAACATTTCCTATTGCTTCTGCTCCAGCTTCAATAGGAGAGAGACCAAAATCAGAACCTTGTTCAAAGTTCTTAATATGTACGATCTCACCAGCTGGATTCAATGAAGTGTATCTTGTATAATTCTTTTTTCCGTTGAAGATATAGATCTTCTTTCCATTCTTGCTTTCAATATCCATATCGTCTGGATGGATGTTATAAACTTCACTAGGAAAGCCATTTCTGTCTCTTGCTGTTATTAACCAGTAAGAGTTTCCATAAAGACAGAGTGAATTAATGGATCTATGTACAAAAGCGAATAGATCTGTATCTGGATTTGGCATTCCATCAATGGAGTTCAAATACATAGGTGGTATTGTTGATTCCCTAAAGTCTTGTGATTTTCTATATGTTTTGATCGGCATAGTTGCTATTGAGTCACTGATTAGTGAAACACAGCTATAAACTGCTGAACTTTGGATCGCACTTGATGGAGTTACTATTTGTCCAGAAGAAGTTTTCCCCTCATCTTGAAGTCCTAAGTTAAATAATGAAGCATCCCAATCACGCTTCTCTGGTTCTCTGTTGCTAAATAAGTCTAATATTCTCATAATCTCTCTAAGTCAAAAAGCAGTCCTATTGCAATCAATCCAGCACCAAAGACAAATAATCCCAAAGGAATATTGATCATAAATGCTGATGTGCAGATTGCGATATAACCACAGCTAAAAATAATTAAATTGTTTTTCATAATGATATAAATGCTGGAGCTTCTGGTTCTGGAGTGTCTTTTTCAAATCTTAGATCACTCCATCGATCATAAGCCATTATTCCAGCGATAGCTAAGTCGATCTTTTTCGCAGATGACTTATTGATCTTTGTTACTACTGTTCCTTGCGGAGTTTCCTTTGGAACGCAGTTGATCAAGTGTTGAAATAGGTTGAAATCACCATCATGAGTCATTCTCTGATCCATAACTCCAGTGAAAAACCTA